CCTACATCATCACTATCAAAGCTTAGAAACTGTGAATTAGAATTAGCTTTAATATATTCTAAGTTTTCTATAGAAAAACAAGCATTTCCTTCATTCTGTACAGCACAACTAGTGGGAAATATCTTCTTCATTACCATATAGTCTTTCTTTGATTTATTAATTAAAGCTACATCACAATTCTTTATATCTTCCAAGCCATCCATCATTGTAATAGGAACATTGTTAGGGACCCATTTAGATTTCTTATCTCCATAAGGTCTATAGATCTTCCAATGTCCATCATAGAAATATCCAAATCTCAAGTCTGTATCCTTCAAAAAGAAAGAGCTCTTATTTAGATACACTTTCTTTACAGAATAGATGTTATTAGCTTTTAGATCTGATTCATCTTGATGATATTGATTCCAGTATTCTAGTTCTTCATTAGTAAACTTTCTAGTAACCACTTGAATTAAAGTGTGTTTCTTTTCTGTAATTTCAGGTTGTACATAATTAGACACTATTCTTTTATACTTATTGATATTAGTTTTGCCAGATAATCCCAGGCCAAAGTCTTTATCAATAAGTAGTAATACTTCTTGCAATGTATCTATACCATATAGTAGTTGTACAAAGTCAAAGCATCCACCCTTTTTACTAGTGTCTGTAAAATCTACAAACTGCACCTTACCTAGTTTATTACCTATAACAAATGAAGGATTTTGTTCATTCCTGAATGGAGAGAACGTAGGAATGTTTAGCTTCCAGTTCTTGTGAGGCATGTAGAACATAAAGATATCATACTCACTAATTTTTGATAACACATCATTTATTTGTATACGCTTGACTACTTTACTTCCTGTTATCATAGTTTAAATATAAAAAAAGCCCCACTAAATTAATAGTGAGGCTTTTTAATTTAATTGCTTAATTAAAAATCAGCATCATCCTCAGAAATTACTGAATCAGAAGATACCAAATTAGCATTAGGCTCATATTCTGCTAAGTCTTTGAAAACAAAATAGTCTTTACAACCATATTCTCCTGTAACATTAACAACAAATCTCTCATGAGGTTTTAGATCTCTAGTACCCTTAGCTCTAAGCTTAGACTGCATATCAGATTTGTTATAATCTACTAATCTAAATTGCTTAAGAGTGTATGCTGGCAAGAATGCTTTGTTATAAATATTCTGATATTCTTTAACATCACCATCTTTAACTACAGTTTTAATAGTTGCTAGTGCTACTACATTAGTACAAAACTCACCATCAATCTGACTCTTAAGATCTTTAAGATTACCTTTCATTAGCTTCTTCCAATCAAGATCAAGAGTTGTTTCTTCATCTCTATAATCAAGATTACCTAACCATGTACGTAAGAAGCCATATAATTCTTCCTCACCTACAAATGCTGGTCTATAATCTCTTGTAGAAAACCAATCAGGAAGATTACTAGCATCATCAGCCCAAGAACATACACCTACAGCATTAATATACTGAAGTTTAGTAGCATCTTTGTTTTCTTTTTCTCTATTCTCTAAGAAGAATGTCACTTTAAACTTACCATCATTCTTAATATCTTGAAGCCAAATATCTACACGTAATGTAGAATTCCCTTCTTTGTTTACAGATAAATAATCTAAAGCTTTAGAGTCATCTTTCAATTCAATCTCTAACACTTCTTTATACTCTTCTGCATTTGGATTGATTGCTACCACTTTAGCCTCGAATAATCCCACTTGTTTTGTGAATTCTGGCAATGCATTACTTTCGCGTTTTTTTCCACCAATTGTACTCATAGTTTTAATTTGTTTTTAGTTATTATTAATTTATTATTTACTCTCAAAAATCTTATACCATTTTGTTTTTTCCTCATAAGGATTCTCTACATAAGAATTTAAAGCTTTCATAGCTTCTTCTACACTAGTAAAAGGTATGGACTTACATCCTACATTTATAACACATCCTATAGAATGAAAACGTATACATATTTCATTCTCTCTTAAAATTTCAGCTTTATTAGGTCTGTATTCTAATAATTCTTCATGTACTGGGTATGCTTGTTTAGCTACTTCTTGACTTTCCATAATTTTTTGGTTCTTATTTGTAATACTCTCTTACTTGATCCACAACTGCTTGTAAATTATTTGGAATCTTAGTTTCTGGAAACATTCCATCTGGACTCTTTGCTGGAAACTTCTTAAATCTGTTTGTAATGAAGTTATATTCAGGCTTACCATCTTTCTTCTCTTCTACAAGAGTATAAAGACAAACAGTTAATAGTCCTTCAAGCAACACTTGATTGTCAATTAGCTTTCCAGCTGTTTTAATTTTGTAGCCAATGATTTCACCACCATCTTCTATCACCTCAGGGTGAGTTAAATAAAAGACTACAATGTCTTCTCTTAGCATTCTAGCTTCTTTAAATAAAGCTACCATGTCTTTAGCCATTATACTAAATTTAGTATAACCAACTTCTGTAGCTTTATCAACAATGCTGAAGCCCATGATGTAATTAGAATCCTCGATGACAATGTTTTTAATGTGAGGAGCTTTGTCTGAAATAGTTCTAAGCAAACGAGTTATTTCGTTGGCATCATCTACTTCTTTGTAGTTTTTAGCATCCTTGTTGTAGAGCTTTTCTGATCCTTTGAAAGGAAGCTCTTTTTTTGCTACATTGATAATGTAGGTTTCATTGGGGTCTAAGTGCTTAATTGCTGTACTTTTTCCTGTTCCTGTGGATCCTACGATCCCCACTAGTTTTGAACTCATAGTTTGTAATTGATTTAATTATTTATTTTATTTATTAGTAAATATACTAATTTTTTTGGTTAGATTGTTACATATTTTATCTTTTTTTGGTCTAACATAGATAAGCTTTCTTTAATTTTCTTTATCTCAGGGGCCTCATTCAAAGCAATTACATGCAAGTCTGCAATTTTATCTGCATAGTCAAGCTTTATAGCTCTGTTTAAAATCTGAGAACTTTCTTCTGCATTGTAAGTGAAATTAATGAGGATAACACAATCCAACTCTGGATAGGTCACACCCACTTTACCCATAGCTGCAAGAGCTAAATGATTTTCCTTACCTGTTTGAAACTTCTTGAAGTTAGAATCATCTTTACTCTTACTATGGTAGGAAGGAATTCCTATAGAATCAGCCACTTTAGATAATCCTGTAAACACTAGCACTCTTTTATCATTAAGATTGGAGAGTAAATGTTTTAGGTAATTAAGTTTGCCTATAGAAGATTGAGAAAGTCTGTTTCTAGCCAAAGCCATAAACATAGTAGACTTACCTTCTCTTTTTAGTTTTTCTAACACCCAGGAATAGCCATCATACTTCTGTTTTTCTGATTTCATCTTACCTTTCACATCTTTAACTAAGGTTAATTGGTCTAGATTCACAAAATGTACAGTTATTTGGTAATTTGCTAAAATTCCATCCTGAATACCATCCTCTGTAGAATACTTAGCTATTAGGGGTAGTTGCCAATCAAATTTTGTATCCCTAGACACTGTACCTGATAGTGCTAACACTTTTGTACCTTTCTGAAACATACTTAAGAAGTAATCTCTTTCATTATCACTAGTTGAGTGGAATTCATCTATAATTATAAAATCAAATAGATATCCACAATAGTTTTTAATAGAACTAAAGTTTACAAATGTAACATCCTCATTCTTATACCCCCATAGCTTTATTTCATCTTCCCAAGTTTGCTTGAGTTTGTTATCTGGATAGGCAATAAGTAAAGAACATTTCTTCTTGTACATCTTCTTAAGCACTTCAATGCTTGTTCTACATTTACCAAACCTCATAGCTAAATCTAAATAGCCACTATCGTTTTTCTTGAAGAATTTTACAGTTGTTTCTATGTATTCTTCTTGTATTTCACTTTGTCTGTGTTTCATTGCTTTCTTTGTTTTCTTTATAAATCACTACTGTTACATCAAAACCTACTAGTTCTTTCTGTATAATTGCTTTAACAATTCCCCACTTTAATCCTCCTATACCACAACATATCTGAGGTAGACCTATAGTATAGCCCATTCCTCCAAATACAGAAGCAAATTTTCTTAAAGAAGATTTTAGCCATAAATATTCTGCATCTGCCCCTGGATTATATTGTGTGTATAAATTTACTATACATAAAGAATCATCCATAGAATAATTTCCAAGCCTTGCTAAAGAAGAGAGATGGCAATATAAATCTGCATAATAAGCACTGGGATATCTTTCTTTAATTTGTAAAGCAATTCCTGCACTCATGCTAGATTGACAATTGGCACCATGTCCAATCATTTCAAACTCTTTTTGATCAAACAGATCAAGAAGGTTTCCTTCTATTTCTCTATAACTCATAAAAAATAACTTTTTGTTAATACTTTGTCTATTAGTTCTTCATACTGTACAGCATTTAAATCTTGCTTTTTAGGAAGTTCTCTGAACTCACCACAAAAACCATTAAATGCTAGAGGCACTCTAATACTGTCTGCACCATAAGATGATTTAAGAATTTGAGCACTTCTAAAGAAGTTATTACCATTATTTTTATCTACAAAATCCTCAGGAGTATATTGTGTCTTTGATGACTGCTTATACTTTAAAGGATCAAATAGCGAAATAGCAATATCACATGCATCTACAATATCACCAGATTCTTTTACATCCTCTAGTTGCAGCTCTTGCTCACTATCTTTAGATCTAGTAACACCAGAGATTGCTCTATTCACCTGACTAATCCATATAGGAGCAGCACCTTCAAGATCTCTGAACCCTTGAACAAACTCTACAGTTTTATCAATAGCACTTTTCTTACTGGTGTACTCCTGGGTAGTCTTAATCAAATTACCATGATCAATAGCAGGAACAACAACAATGTTAGGATCTGTAGGAATATAAATCTTAGTGAGACGTTCTCTACCTGTCTTTTTATCTACAGTTTTTATAGAATCATATTCACCCACTTCTTCAAATCTATCTTTCATTATCTTATAGATTTCTTTAGGACTCTTAGCCCCATCATGTATTGTTACATAGTCATTAAGAATACAATCTATTCTATCCTTTTGAGATAGGATTAGTTCATGTTCTTTCTTAGTAAGTTTATCTTCCCACCAACCTAACATTCTAGGCAGTTGTATCTCCACTCCTTCATGTCTAAACACAAAGAATGAAATCCACTTAGCCACTCTTATCTTAGATGCTCTCTCCATACTAAATAGTTGGAAGTCTGGCTTCATTTTAAATGTTGTTGGAGAGTTCATATGACTCTCACATGCATTTAAAATCATAGTATCTAATAGAGAAGACTTACCTGCACCTGTAGTGGAAAACATTAATGTAAGAATGTTCTTACGTATGTTAGCAAACTTACCAAGCTTGGCTAGTCCTATAGGTATAGACTGTGTCTCTCCCCTTATACCAGCTAATATATCCTGGTTTAATTTATCAAATGTTGATTCTAGCATAATTTTTTATTTTTAAAGGCTTCTAAGGATTTTTTAGTAAAAGATTTATTTAAAGCCTCTTCAAAAGATAAATTTTGAACATAAACTCTTTTTCTCATAGGTTGATATGGAATTTTTAATACATCACACCACTCTGTTAAACACTTTGTTTCATTTAAATAGAATATTTGCTTTACATTTCTCCTATTTACATTTTGAATTTTTCTTGAAACCCATCTACAATTTTCTTTATGATAATTTCCATTAACATTAATTCTATCAATAGTAGAGTCATTGAAAGGTTTTGGGCCCATGTCGAATAAAAAAGTTTTAAAACTATCCCACTCTTTACAAACTGTTATGCCCCTACCTCCATAATT